GTTCACCCAAGGGTAAGCTAACAAGGGCCTCTGGCCCGCGCGAATGCCGCTATGCTCTGCCGAAGTTGGTTCAAGTCCAACCCGCCATATCAGCCGATCAGAGCAATCTGGTCGGCTTTTTGTTTGGAGATAGGCAGTGCACCGCCTGGCCTTCGGGTTGACCCGATAAACGGAACCCGACTCGTAGACCGAGATAGCCGCGAGAAGCGGTAAAGGCCGAAGATAGGACCAAGGAGCAGTAAGTGGCTAAGACGCCAACAGATATCCGATCTTTGGCGCGCTCCCACACAGAAGCTGCGCTGAAGACGTTAGCCGGCATCATGAATCAGAGCGAAGCGCCTCCAGCGGCCCGTGTGTCGGCCGCAACGGCCTTGCTTGATCGTGGATGGGGCAAACCTCAGCAGTCGGTCGACATGACTGTCCGGAAAGCAATTGCGAAAGAACTAAGCGACGATGACCTTGCAGATATCGCGGCGGGAAGCAGCGAAGGAGCTGCTGAATCGTCGGTCGATACGTCGAAGCTTAACTGATTGGTGCCGCTATTGCGGGTTTAGGCCCGCCAAGCATCATCTGCTGCTCATAGAAGCTCTTGAGGCGTTGGAGCGCGGAGATATTCCCCGGCTGGGCGTGTTCATGCCGCCCGGCTCTGCGAAGTCCACTTACGCTAGCGTTTTGTTCCCGCCGTGGCTGATGCCGAGGCAGGCGGCGAACGTGCTGGCAGCGTCACATACGACAGAGCTGGCCGAGAAATGGGGCAGGCGCGTCCGTAACCTGATCTCCGAGCATTCGCTGATCGTGGGCGCCAGGCTAGCAGATGATAGCCAAGCTGCGGGGCGTTGGGCGCTAGATAACGGCGCTGAGTATTACGCAGCCGGCGTTGGAACGGGCATTGCGGGCTTCCGTGCCAAATTCGGGATCATTGACGACCCGATTCGGTCAAGACAGGACGCGGATAGCGAACTGATCCGTGATCGGATTTGGGAATGGTACATCAACGATTTCCGCACCCGGCTGGTGCCGGGCGCACGAGAGTTGCTGATCCAGACGCGCTGGCACGAGGATGACCTTGCCGGTCGGGCGCTGAACCACAGTGAGTGGTACACGATCAACCTGCCGGCCGAGGCGGAATATGACGACCCACTCGGACGCAAGCCTGGTGAGTGGCTTTGGTCTGATGGTGATTACGGATACGGACAGCAGCTCTCTGAGCTGAAGAAGAATACCCCGGCCAGAACGTGGTCTGCGCTTTACCAGCAGCGGCCGGCGCCGGAAGAGGGTGATTATTTCAAGGCAGACTGGCTTAAGCCGGTCAATCAGTTGCCGCCGCGCAATACGATGCGTGTTTATGGCGGGAGCGATTATGCGGTCACATCTGGCGGCGGTGATTACACTGTTCACGCGGTTGTTGGTGTTGATCCTGATGATCGCATGTATCTGCTCGATCTGTGGCGCCGACAAGAGGCGTCGGACAAATGGGTTGAGGCGTTCTGCCAGTTAGTAAAGCACTGGAAGCCGATAGGCTGGGCGGAAGAACAGGGGCAAATCCGTTCCGGCGTTGGGCCGTTTCTGGAAAAGCGGCAGCGCGAGACGAAAGCTTACGTCTATCGCGAGCAGTTCCCTACGCGCGGTGACAAATCGGTTCGCGCACAGTCAATTAGAGGCCGCATGGCGAGCAACGGGCTTTACGTCCCCGCCGATGCGCCGTGGTTGGCTGATTTGCGCGGCGAGCTTCTGAGTTTTCCAGCCGGCAAACATGATGATCAGGTCGATGCTCTGGGCCTTGTCGGCCAGTTGCTCGACAAGATGTTGGCTGGCCCGAGGGAAAAGCCACCCGAACGCAACCCGGATCGTAGCGGCTACAGCGAGATTGAGCGCGATGACGCCGATAATGACTGGATGGCATACTGATGCAGCAAGATTATAGCAGCGGTACGCCGACCAGCGCAGTGAATGCGCCGGCTGCGTCAGTTGCCGACAGCGATTTTTGGGGCCTGGACAAGCTTAAGCGCGCCTATCAGGATTACACGGGGAACAAACGCGCCGAGATCGACGAGCAGAAGGATGCACGTCGCTATTACCACGGCGCGCAATGGACCGCCGAGCAAATTAAGATTTTGAAGCGCCGTCGCCAGCCGATTACGACGCTGAACCGTATCGGCCGCAAGATTGATGGTGTCGTCGGCATCCTTGAGCGGTTGCGCCAAGACCCGAAAGCTTATCCTCGGACGCCGCAGCACGAGGAAGGCGCCGACCTCGCTACGGCGGTTATCCGCTATGTGCTGGATGAGCAGGAGTGGCGCTCCAAATCAGCAGAGATCGGCCGAGACGGCGCCATCGAGGGCATTGCAGGGCTAGAGCTCAACCTGACCGATGGTGATACGGGCGATAAAGAGATCGAGATCGATATCGTTGAGCCGGATTCGTTCTTCTACGATCCTCGCTCCTATCGAGCCGATTTCAGTGACGCGCGCTATATGGGCATCGCTAAATGGGTCGATGTCGAGATGGCTAAGGAGATGTTCCCCGGCAAAGAGGACGAGATCGACGCTTCTCTGGAATCGGGAACGGAGTTCACCACCAATCCAGACCGCGAAAACAAGTGGTACGACACCACGAACAAGCATATCCGGCTAGTCGATTGCTGGTATCGCCATAAGGGCCAGTGGTGCTATTCGATTTTCACCGGATCGACCGTCCTGATGGAAGGCGTGTCTTATCTGGTTGACCAGAAGAACCGCACCGAATGCAAGTACATCATGTATTCGGGCAACGTCGATCATGATGGCGATCGATACGGGTTCGTCCGTAACCTGCGCTCGTCTCAGGACAGCATCAATTTCAAGGAATCGAAGCTCAACCACATTCTGGCGTCGCGTCGCTTGATTATGACCAACGGCGCTGTCGAGGACGTGGAAAAGGTTCGCAAGGAATGGGCGCGCCCGGATGGCGTCGTGATTGCCAATCCCGGCGGCGAGATCAAGGCCGACGATCAGAGCTTTGACTTCGCTGGATGGTCGAAGCTGCTTGAGGATTCTAAGAACGAGATTGAGAACTTCGGTCCGAATCCTGCCGTTCTGGGGCAAGGTGTTGAGAAACAATCAGGTCGCGCCATTTCGCTCTTGCAGCAGGCCGGCATAGCGGAGCTAGGCCCGTATATTCTCGCGTTCAAGGGCTGGAAAGTCCGCGTTTACCGAGCGATCTGGAACGCTATTCAGCGCCATTGGACGGCGGAACGCTGGATTCGTGTTACCGACGACGAGAACGTCGCGCGGTTCATCCAGATTAACGGTCTTGGCGCCGATCCTGTAACGGGTCTGCCGACCATCGTGAACGCGGTTGGCTCGCTCGATGTTGATCTGATCCTCGATGAAGGGCCGGACAGCATGACGATGATGAGCGATACCTATGATGCGCTACTGGCGCTGGCGCAGTCTGGCGCTCCTGTTCCGCCTGCCGTGCTGATCGAGCTATCGCCCGGCATCGATGGCAAGACGCGCAAGCGGATTCTGGACATGCTCCAGCAGTCGCAACAGCCTGGGCCGGCGCAACAGCTTGCGTTGGCCGGCGAGCAGGCTAAGGTCGAGGAGACCAAGTCGCGGGCGATGCTCAATATCGCCAAGGCTCAGCAAGCGGGGATGCCTGAGGCCCCGTCGATGCAGGCACCGCAGGCTTACGAATTGCCTCCTGATATCCAGAATGCGATGGCGCTGGCCGAGATCGATGCGACGGCGGCGGGTGCCGAGCAGAAGCGCGCCCAGGCTCGCAAGGCCGAGCAGGACGCTGCGCTCGCGCCACTCCGCATGATGCAGGAGGCGGCGAACAAGGACGCTGACAGACAGGCCCGTGCCGAGCAGATGCGGCAGAGGCAGGTCGCCTGACGAGATCGTTGTGCGCTGACGAGATAGCGCAAGCTCCCGGCGGCTTTAAGCCGGCACGCCAACGCCCGGCGATATGCGGCGATCGACGTAATCAGCACGAAACGCGAAAGGACGTATAGGCCAATGGCCGATGACGACAAGGAGATGTTTGATTCTGCAATGTTCGATGGTCCGGCTTCCGAGCCGGAAGCAGCCGAACAGCCGGTAACCGAGCAGCCCGAGCAGGATGACCAAAGCGGTGACCGTGCCCGAGACGATAAGGGCAGGTTTGTCGCCAAGGATCAGCCACAGGAACCAGCGGCGGAAGACCCCGCATCGCAGCCTGACGGGCAGCAACAGCAGACGGCGGAGCCGAACCGCGAGCGAGAGCAGGGCATCCCGCCTTGGCGGCTGCGCGAGGAGGCAGAAGCGCGCAGGGCCGCAGAACAGCGCGCCATGCAGCATGAGCAGGAGCTTGCCCAGATGCGGCAGGCGATGGCTCAGCTTCAAGAGCAGAACAAACCCAAGGCGCAGGTCCCGGATATTTTCGAGGACCCGAATGCCTTTGTCGATCACGGTGTTAGAAGTGCGATCGATCCCGTAAAGAGCGAGATCAGCCAGCTACGCGAGTTCTACTCGCAACGTGATGCTGTCCGCGAACACGGGGCTGAAAAGGTCAAGGCGGCTTACGACGCGATTGGTAATGGGCTTCGCTCAGGCGACCCGGAAGCAAGAGCCGTCTACCAGCGCGCCATGCAATCGATGGACCCTTACGGGGACATCGTGAAGTGGCACCAGAAGCAGACCTTGTTCAGCCAGATCGGCACCGACCCCAATGCGTGGTTCGAGAAGCAGATGGAAGAGCGGATGAAAGACGCCGCATTCCAGTCAAAGCTTCTTGAGCGCATTCGCGGCCAAGCCCAGCAGCGTCCTTCGGCAACGCAACTCCCGCCTTCACTAAACCGTGCCACGACGGCATCCGCACCGCAGGATGACGATGACGATGGCACGGAGGCGGGTCTTTTGAAATCCGCTTTGCGCCGATAGACGACCGATAAGCGACGAATGAACCACCCGCCCATTGAGGCGGGCTTTTTGTTGCCCGGTCGCGGCGCGCTGAAAGGAACATTGCAATGGCAATGACCACGCCGCAATCCAATAACAAGCTTGTTCAGTACCGCAAGGAGCTGATCAAGGAGTATATCCGTGAGAACATGTTCTCACCGTATATGGGGGACGCTCCGACCTCCATTATCCGCACCCTCTACGACAACAAGAAGGGCGGCGAGCAGGTCAACATTCCGATTGTGACCTCGCTCAAGGGAACCGCGAAGTCCACCGGCACTTTGACCGGCCAGGAAGAGGCGATCAACAACTACGGCATGCGTGCCTGGGTTGATTGGGCGCGCCACGCGGTTGCCACGACCGATGCGGACGAGCAGAAGGATTCGGCCGATATCTTCGGTGAGGCAAAGCCGATGCTCTCGGACTGGGGTAAAGAACTACAGCGTGACGAGATCATCCAGGCGTTTATGTCGCTGCCTTCCGAGTCGGCACCGGCTGGTCTTGGCTCGGCCAATGGCCAGCGTGTGAACGGCATCGTTTACGACGCCGCCACCACGAGCCAGCTCAACACTTGGGCGGTCGACAATGCGGATCGTGTGCTGTACGGCAACGCGGTCGGCAACTACTCGGGTGTCCATGCGACGGACCTCGCCAAGATCGACACGACCGACGACAAGTTCAAGAAGGCGTCGGTGTCGCTCCTGAAACGAGTTGCCAAGCTGGCAAGCCCGCGTATCCGCCCGTTCAAGACCAAGGACGGTTACGACTACTTCGTCGCGTTTGCCTCGACGACTTGCTTTCGCGACTTGAAGGCTGATCTTGACGGCGTGCATCAGAACGCGCTCGCGCGGTCTAAGGACAACCTGATCTTCCAGGCCGGCGACCTGATGTATGACGGTGTCATCATCCGTGAAGTTCCTGAGATCGATTCCTTTGTGGACGACCTCTGGGATTCCAGCATCGATGGCAACCTGAAAACGGGCGGCAACGGTGGAAGCCGCGTTGCTCCGGTGTTCTTCTGCGGCCAGTCGGCCGTGGCGATGCCGTGGGCGCGGATGCCGACCCCGACGTTCCGCGATCAGACGGACTATCAGTTCGTCAAGGGCGCCGGCGTCAAGATGTGCTACGGCGTGGCCAAGGTGTTCCAGAAGAACGCTAGCAGCGACCTCGTACAGTGGGGCGTTGTGAACGGCTTCTTCTCCGCGCCGGCTGATGCGTAACGGAAAATTGCGGGAGGGCTTCGGCTCTCCCGCTTTTCATTGGGGAACACACAAATGTCTCGTCCACTCCCGGGCCGTATTCGGCCTGAACTCGATGGCATCGGTGCTGTCGCGAAGCCGGCTCACGGCTTTATCGACTGCACGGTTGTCAAAGACCTTGGTTCTGTCCGTCTTGACATTGCTTTACGTAAGGCGCGTATCCAGGTCACGGACGCTACGACGAGCGGCTCTTACGGCACGTTGAAACTGTTCACCTTCGCTGAGGGTGCGGTTTCATATCTTGGTTGCCGGCAAGACTACACCGCTTACAAGCCAGACGGCACTGGCGTGCCGGCCGATACGGCGTTCAAGATCGGCGTCGGCTCTGCGGCCATTGCGGCTGCTGCTGACGGTGCTCTGACTGGCACCAGCGTTGATATCGGTGCGGCAGTTGATCAGACGCTTTCCAGCGGTACGACCACGGGCACGGCGGCAACGCATGCCTCGACGGCTATCGACGGGACTACCACGCCGGCGACGATCAATCTGAACTTCTCTGGCACGGCGGCGACCGTCGATGGTGACGGCTGGCTTGAAGTCACCGGAACCATTTCCGTCAGCGTTGCTCAGCTTGGTGATGATTGATGATCGGGCGGCGGGGCAACTCGCCGCTCTTTCTCTTTGAGGGCCGGCAATGACCACCAAGACGCTGATCGACTTGCAGACTGAGGCGTTCGGCATCTTGACGGGGCTTGATCCGTCACAGCAACCGGCCGTCGAAGACCTGATGACGATTGGCACATATGTCGATCCGCTTTTGGAGCAGCTATCGGCCGATAGCATCATCTCCATCACCGACAAAAACTCCATCTCGCAGGCCGTGTTCCTGCCGCTCGCTAGGCTTCTGGCAAACGTTGCCGGCCCGCGCTTCGGCTCCGCGATGAATGCTGATGCCAAGGCGGCCGATGAGGCCGCGCTGCGGCGGATCGCGGCGTCACGCGCAACGTACGCGGTGCTAGAGGGCGAGTATTTCTGAATGGTTGCAATCACTTTTCCTGTTTCCTCTTTTCCCGGTGAACGGCCGGCTGAGGGGGCGGGGCGGCTGATCAACTGTCGGGCAGAACCAATAGGTGAGGGCGGGCGCGCCACGGCTGTTCGGCATCGTGTGCCGGGCTTGCGCGTGTTCGGCACCTCGTCGGAAGCCACATTCAGGGGCGCCCTGCTTGTCGGCGCGCAGTTATACGCCGCGTTTAACGGGAAGGTCGTGAAATATACGGCCAGCGGCGGCGCGGCGACGGCGGTAGACGATTTGGACGGCGCGGACCGTGTATTCTGGGCGCGGAACAACAAGCGGCCCACAGCCGATATTGTTCTGGTATGCGGTGCCGGTACGTTCACGCTTGCGAGCGATGTTATTGCCGACCTTGGCGATGCTGATCTGCCATCGGCAACCGATGTCTGCTTTCTAGATGGCTATTTCTTCTTCGGTATCGCGGACGGCCGCTGCTTCGCCTCCGGCTTGAACGATACCACGGTCAACTCCAACGATTTCGTTACAGCAGAGGCTAAGGCCGATACGCTTTACCGAGTGATCCCGTGGAATGGCAATCTGCTGATCTGTAGTTCCGGCTCGATTGAAGTCTGGTCTAACACCGCAAACGCGACAGGATTCCCGTTCTCGCGCGCGGCGGTAATCCAGCGCGGCCTACTCGGAAAACTGGCTATCGCCGGCCACGAGGACGGCTTTGCCAAGGGGCTGCTGTTTGTCGGTGACGACAACGCGGTTCACCAACTCAACGGCTACACGCCGGAAAAAGTCTCGCCGCCCGATCTTGATCGGTTGATCGAGGCCGTTGCGGACAAAACCACGCTAGAGGCCAGCGTCTATATCAGCGGCGGTCATCCGATATGGGTGCTGTCCTGCGCCGATTGGACGTGGGAGTTCGACCTCAACACCCAGAAATGGAACGAGCGCCGCAGTTATCTCGCCAAGCGGTGGCGCGGGACACAATCCGTCAATGCGTTCGGCAAGTGGCTCTGTGGCGATATGGATAGCGGCGATCTGCTTGAGATCACCCGCGAGGTTCACACAGAGGACGGTCGGCCGCTCGTCTGTGAGGCTTGGAGCCAGCCGGTCCAGAAATTCCCGAACCGCGTCAGATGCGCCCGCGCTGACTTTGATTTCTCGACAGGCGTTGGCCTGATCAGCGGCATCGATCCGAACGAGACTGATCCGACTGTCGAGATATCGCACAGCGACGACGGCGGGTATTCGTTCAGTAATCCACGCATTCGGAAGCTGGGTCGGCAAGGCAAGCCTCTGGCCCGTGTAACCGTGTTCAACAACGGCATGTCAGGTGCTCAGGGTCGCATCTGGAAGGTGGCGATGTCAGACCCACGTCACTTTGGGTTGATGTCCGGCGACATGTCGGCGGAATTGAAGGCCGGATAATGGCGACGGCAACACCGGAACTGCCGCCACTTCCCGATCCGCGACAGCCGATTATAGACCCTAGAACCGGACTCATCGATCCGCGCTGGCATGCGTGGTTCAAGCTCCTGGAAGGGATTGTTCGCGGCTTGCGGACGGAAATTCCGTAGCCTGATAGGAGGCTATCATAGGTATCTTCGACATTTTCACGGGCGATTCCGCGAAGGAAGCCGCAGAGCAGAATCGACAGAACCTTTATGCCCTGAAAACGGAGGGCTTGGGTTATCTCGATGTCGGCAAAGCTGGTGCACTCGGTTCTCTCGATAAGGCCGTTGGCGCATACGCGCCTGTCAGCGCGCTCGGCCAGAAGTACGGCGCGGCCGGCGATATGATGCTGAACGCACTTGGTCTGAACGGTGCCCAAGGCAATGCCGCTGCAACCGCAGCTTTCCAAGCGTCGCCCGGGTATGAGTTCAAGGTCAACCAGTCGCTAGACGCACTTGATCGCCGTGCGGCGTCGCGTGGTATGCTGGCGAGTGGCAACACAACGAACGACACGCTGTCTACGGTGCATGGCCTTGCCGATCAGGATTATCAGAACTGGCTATCGAGTCTGAGCGGGCTGACCACACTTGGCGCCAACGAGACGAATGTTGGTGCTGCTGGGCAGGCGGCGGGCTACGGTGCGATGGCGCCCGTTTACACTAACGATGCGAATGCGCGCGTGAATCTGGCTAGCGGCGTGACGAGCGGCATCAACAGCCAGAACACGCAAGAAGCAAACGCGAAGATGCAGGCCAGCGGAAACATTTTCGGCGCCGGCATGAACCTGTTAAAGCTCGGCACCGGCATGTTGGGGTAATGCGATGGCAGAACTGAGCGTCCCCAAGATCGATTTCTCGCCTTTGGGCGATCTGCCTAACATCTATCGGGAAGGCGTCAAGCGCCGCACTTTGGCAGAGATCGGCAGCGGTCTTGCGGACGGTAGCCTCGACTACAACGCGGCCGGTGCGAAGCTGGCAGGGCTTGGCGATCTGAATAGCGGCTTGTCTCTGATTAAGCTCGGCCAAGAGCAGAAGGCCAGCCAGGACTTCATGCGTTCGATCCCGGCCCTCTATGGCGGTGGTCAGTCAGCATCCAGCGGTCAGCCCGTTTCAAATCCGATGGGGAACGCGGCTAATGCCATCGCCTCCATTGAGTCCGGCGGTCGCTACGATGCGCAAGGGCCGGTAACCCGTACTGGCGATAGGGCTTTCGGGAAATATCAGGTCATGGGTAAGAATATTGGCCCGTGGACTCAGGAGGTTCTCGGGCGCGCAATGACGCCGCAGGAGTTTCTTAGCAGCCCGGAAGCTCAGGATAAGGTATTTCAAGCCAAGTTCGGCCAGTATAGCCAGAAGTACGGTCCAAACGGGGCTGCGCGAGCCTGGTTTGCGGGCGAAGGCGGGATGAACGACCCGAACCGTCGCGATATCAACGGCACATCTGTCGCTGACTACGGCAATCGCTTCGACCGCGCAATGGGTTTCGCACCTACACAAGTCGCAAGCAATGATCCAAGCGCCGGAGTTTCTCAGCCACAAGCGCAGCCTCAGACGCAACCTCAGCTTCAGCAGGCACAGCAGCTGCAATCCGCTCCGCAAGGCGATGGCTTCTCCATCTCGCCGCGCATTCAAGGTCTGTTGCAGGCCGTCGCCAGCCCGCGCTTGCCGGCAGCGCAGAAGGATGTGGCAAAAATCCTGCTTCAGCGCGAGCTTGATAACTCGAAACTGCCCGAACCCGTTAAACAATACATGTTTGCCCGGAGCCAGGGTTATCAGGGCTCATTCATGGAGTACCAAACCGAGCTAAAGAAAGCCGGCGCAACAAATGTTACTGTTGACCAGAAGGGCGAAACTAAGTTCGAGGAAGAGTTTGGGAAGAAGCAGGCCGACCGCTGGAATGGCTATCTGACGAATGCTGACGCCGCTCGTAAGAAGTTGGTGGATATCGATACGATGCGCGAGATTAGCGGGCGCTTGGGTTCGCAGGGCGCTGCGGCTGGTATTAAGGAGAGCATTGGACCTTACGCTGAGGCGCTTGGCATCAATGTGGATGGTCTTTCCGATATTCAAGCATATACCCAGATCATCCAGCGCCTCGCGCCGCAGCAACGTGCCGTTGGCTCCGGCAGCACTTCCGATATCGAGTTCAAAGGCTTTCTTAAATCGCTCCCTGGTCTCAGCCAGAATCCCGCAGCCCGCGAGGCCGGCTTGAACACGATGGAGGCTTTGGCCCGCGATGATTTGGCGCGCGGCGAGATCGCCTCCAAGCTAGCGACTGGGGAAATCAAGCGTGCAGAGGCAGAAAGACAGCTTCGTGCGTTGCCTGACCCGATGAAGGGCTTTGTCGAGTGGCGGAAGGCGAATCCCGAGCTTTACAAGCAGGCGCTACGGAGCAAGCCGGAACAGTCGTCATCGCAGCCCGCGCGTTCTGGTTCACCGCCGATGCAAGGCGCACGACAGGCTCCGGACGGCCAGTGGTACATTCAGCAGAACGGCAAATGGTTTAGGGTTGATCAGTAATGGCAACACTGACGCCTGTTGACTTCGATCCGTTCGCCAGTGCGCCGGCACAGTCTGCGCCTCAAGGCGTTGGACCGGACGGCGTGTTGCGGGTTACGGTATCCCCGCGTGGACGTGAGCCAAAGCTAACGCCGGTCGATTATGATCCGTTCGCGCCGAAGATGGGCGTTGCCGAGGACGTGGGCTTGTCTGCGCTGTCGGGTGTCGGCAAGGGCGTTGCGGGGCTGGTGGGACTGCCCGACTCCGTGAACCAGCTTGCGGATTACGGTGTTCGTCAAACAGTAGGGCGTGTGGTCAATGCCGTGCGCAGCGGCGGTCAGGACTGGAGCGCCGATCAATCACCGCGTCCACAATCAGCGGCAGACGCTCTCTCATTCCCGAGCGCAGCAGGTACACAGCGCGCGATCGAGACTGTAACCGGCGAGTTTCACAAGCCGCAGACGACGGCCGGGCAGTATGCTCAGACTGCAGGAGAATTTCTGCCTGGTGCAGCAGCAGTCCCAGTGCGAGCGGTTGGGCAGGCTTTTGGAAATATGCTGCGCTACGGCGTCGCTCCCGGAATTACGTCCGAAGGCGCGGGCCAAGCCACAAAAGGAACCGCGTTTGAGGCGCCTGCTCGTATCGCTGGCGGGCTTTTTGGTGCTGGCGCCGCGTCGCTCGCATCCCGTCCCGGCAGAACCGCCCAGATCATCCGCGACCAGATGCCGGAAGGCGTCACACCGCAGATGGTCGATAGTGCGCAAGGTCTGATTGTCGACGCTGCGCAACAGGGAATTGCGCTGTCTTGGCCGGAGGCGCTGAGCCAGGTTGCCGGCCGTCCCGTGCTGACCAACACCATGCGCCATCTGGAGGCATCGCCGCAGACCGAAGCGCAGATGAGCCAGTTCTTCGGCCGTCGTCCGCAGGAAGTGGACACGGCTAGCCGTGGCGTATTCGACCGCCTTGCGCCGGTTAATAACAATCCGTCCAGCATAGGCCCAGATGCTTCGGCCGTGGCCCGGCAGGTTGTTCGCGAAACCCCACAAGGGCGCTCATACGATGAAGCCTTGTTCCAGAGTGGCCCGCGCACGTCGCCGGGCGATGCTGGTGCAGTCATTCAGTCGGATTTGCGACGTGTCTATGAAGGCCGCGAGGGGATGCGCGCTGCGCTGGGTGATCGCGATTATACGGCCGCTCGCAACGCTCCAGCTACGGTTCCGACCAACGGTGACTTCCGGGTTGCCGATGTTACCAAAACATACCTCGACCGCCCCGACATTCCGATCATTCTCAATGATGCCGAGCGACAAGCCGCAAGGGTGCGGTGGCTCGATGAGAATAGCCAAACAAGACCGACCCCAATAATCGGAGAAAGGCCAACCCAGTTTCAGCAGGTCGACGCCGCTCCGGTGGTGTCTTATTTGGATGCAGCGCTCGATAGCGCGAAGGGCGCGGTCAGGCAGGGGCTACAGGCGGCCCGCTCCGCGTTGTTCAAACCGGATGGGCAAATCGACGGCAGCGTCGCTGGTCTGCATAACTCGCGCATGGCGATTACCGACCTGATCGATCAAGCGAAGATGGCGGGCGCTAACAACACTGTTCGGGAATTGCAATCTTCCCTTTCGATCCTGGATGATGTGCTGGAGCGGGTGCCAGCTTATGGGCAGGCGCGGCGGTACTTCAAAGCGGCGAGCGAGCCGCTCAAGCCATTTGATGACGGGCGGGTTCCGGGCCGGATTGTCGAGCTCGATCAATATGGCAATCGGCCCGTTATGCCGACTGAACAAGT